CCCGGCCCGCCTCAACCTATCCACGAAACAACAACGAAAGGACGAATCCAATGGACGACACGCAAGGACTGATCAAGGAGGCCGACACGCTGGCTATCCTGCTGATGAAGGAAGAAGGCGGCCTGGGCTACCTCGGCGGCAAGGTCATCTACCGCCTCATTGACCACATGCGCCAGCTGGAGGCCAAGCAGGCGACCTCGATGCCGATGATCGCCGAGGAAGGCGTTCAGCCTTCCCTCTTTGACAACCTGCCGCCGATCATCGACCTGACCGAGCGGGACAAGGTCAGGCAGCAGATCGCCAGGCGCGACACGCTGATTAAGACGCTTGTGGTGCGCTGGAAGGAAGTCTGGGGAACGGACGTCCGCGTACCTACCCATCTGATCCTCGATGGCTTCAACATCACGCAGGATCAGGCCGAGAAGTCGGCGCGCTGCCTGAAGCGTCAGCGCATCGCGCAGCTGTTTGCCGAGATTGTTGATCCGCGCATCGCGGATGCTGACGTGTCCTCTCGTGAGAAGGGCAAGCTGATCGAGTGGCACCTTGACGAGATCAACATCAGGCTAAACCAGTACCTCTTTTATCCCGTACACGACAATGGGCGATACTTCGTCCTGTCGTGCCGATCGACGGTCAAGAACCGTCCGGTACGCCATGAGCCGTGAAGATCTACCTAGCCGGGATTTGTGCGGCATACCGTCCACAAGTGGAAGGACGCCATTTACTGGTGAGCTTTCATGAGCCATCGCAAAGGCGCCTCATCACCAAGGGGTGGAACGCTGCAGGATGGATGCTGGATAGCGGGGCCTTTAGTGCCTGGCGACTTGGAAGCACGATCGATCTGGAAGAATACATGCGCTTCATAGATGCCAATGAGGAACATCTGGACGGATATGTGGCGCTCGACGTCATACCTGGTGCGCCAGGAAGAATGCCAACCATGGCGGAAGCTGAGGAGGCTACACAAAAGACAAAACAAAACCTAGACAAGATGTTGCAGGCAGGGCTTAGTCCTATCCCTGTTTATCACGAGGGCGAATCCATCGAGGTCCTGGACGATTATGTATCGATGGGATTTCCGCTGATTGCTCTTGGCGGCACGGCCAGCAGAGGCAAGAAGCAGCTCATGGATTGGCTGCTACCAATCTTCCAACGCCATCCAGATCAGCGATTCCACGGCCTTGCGATGACTCAGGAAAGAATCATCAGGAACCTTCCATTTCATTCTGTGGATAGTACATCCTGGCTAAACTTCGCCAAGTACGGACTGGATGCCAACCTCTACCTGTTGAAAGGCCGCACGGTAGATTTCTATCGGTCACTAGGAATTCAGTGCCTGATGGACATGCCGCAGTGTCCTGACGATGCGGCACCAGCTCATGACGGCGGCCAGCTTCCAATGTTCACGCTGCAACCAGAAGGAGGCGCTATCTGATGAAGGTCGGAGGCTGGAATCGAGGACCAGGGGAAGCCATCTTCAGCAGCGACAAGATGGACTGGTGTACGCCAGCGCGCATCCTGAACCTGCTGCGTGCTGCATGGCCAGAAGGCGTCTTCCTTGACCCGTGCAGCAACGTCAGCAGCATCGTCAACGCCAAGAAGGCATACACCATCGACGACAACGGCCTCGTCCAGGACTGGAGCGATGACCTTCCTGCGCAAGGCCTGATCTACGTCAATCCGCCGTACGGCAGGGCGCTCGACGAATGGGCGACGACGATCGCTATCAAGCATGCCGCCATGCGCGATGCAGGAGTCATGCACGCCATCGTGACGCTTGTCCCCGCTCGAACCGATACGCAGTGGTTCCGCAGCCTGCTGCGAGGCGCGGAAGGCATCATCTTCATGGAAGGCCGCGTGCGCTTCCTCGGCGGCGAGGCATCTGCGCCGTTCCCTTCCTGTTTGGTCGTCCATCAGTACGGCAGCATCACGAAGGTCCAGAAGCTGGCCGAGGCCTGCCGGAAGGAAGGAGCGCTGGTATTCAATGCCTAAGCTGCTCTCGTGCGCTGTCTGCGCCAGGCTATACAGCGAACTGCACGACGGTCGCTGCCGCGAGTGCCAGAACCGCCGCCTGCAATCGCTTGGCCTTGCGCCTCTGATCGTCTATCGCGCGCCGCATATGGGCACCTCGAAGCGCCACGCAGGAACCAAGCGATGCCTGTCCTGCGAGGTCGAGCTGCCAACGACGGACTTCCCGCCGCGAGGCAGCATATCAACCAGGCTACGCGGATGGTGCACCGGCTGCATCTACCTAGACCAGCAGGCCAAGGAAGAAGGACGCAGCCCGAAGTATCAGCCCTACAAGCCAATCAAGCGCACGATCAACGAGCATGGACGCGACTGCCTTGGTTGCGGAGCCTTCAAGCAGTGGGAGGCCTTCGGCAAGGACTCTCACAACCAGTACGGCAGGAAGGCGACATGCCTCATCTGCATGGCCAGTCCTCGCGTCACGACCAAGCCGACCATCGGGCGCGTGATGGAAGATGGGCGAGAGTGCAGCACCTGTCGCGTCTTCCAACCATGGGACCAGTTCAACAAGGCACCGAACGGCTACCAGGGCAGAAACTCGGCATGCAGGTCCTGTATGCGCAAGCGTAGGAACAAGCAGCATGTTGGTTGATGACCTCGAAGCCCGTGCGGCCTTCCTCGCCAAGGCCGAAGCGCGAGCGGGGCTGATCAACGATGCTCTGCTTGCTGCAGACTGGCTCTACGCTGCCCTGCACGAGGCCTTGCAGGACGGCTCGCCTGCTTCCTACGCTGCGCTGCGAACGGCAGAGCAGGCATGGGTAAGTGCTCGACAAGCCGTGGACAGTGGCAAGGCTCCTGCTCGATCCTAAAAGCATCATGCAAACGCCAGCCGAAGCCATCCTGACTCTACTTGTACGCTTGGCGGACCTTGAAAACAGCCTAGACCAGCTGCGCGAGGAGGCCGCCGACTGGCGCGAGAACGTCAACCAGCTTGGCGATGCATTCAAGGCCATGCGCATCGAGATGGAGCAGCAGCTGACATGTCTTGGCAGATCGTGACAGTGGCACCACGCGACGGCCTCGACCGCATCAACAGGAAGCTGATGCCCAAGGACGCCGAAGCATGCCAGGCCTGCCGACGCATCAAGCCTATCCGCAAGTTCCCGCCAGGCGTCGAGCCTAAGCGCGTCTGTCTCGACTGCCTGCGCCTCTGGCACATCTTCGGCCAGCGGCCTGACCCGTCATGGCGCGAGTTCACCTGCGAGGGATGCGGCATCAAGCTGTCGGCGCCGAAGGCCAACAAGGGAGCGCGGAACGGCCTATGCCCGGACTGTTACCGCAGCTGGGACAAGTTCGACCGCGATCTGCGTGCGAGGTTCAAGGAATGGCGGTAGTCATCGACCTCGAAGGTTGGACGCTAAAGGCCAAGGCCAGGCCGCGCGTCACGACGAATGGAACCTACATGCCTGGTGGATACCAGGACTGGATGAACGAGACACGCTACGCGCTGCTGCAGCGTACGAAGGGACTGCCGCTGGAGCGTCCCATCAGCGTCAGCATCGAGATCCACGCGCCGACACGCGGACGCGGCGACCTGGACAACCTCGCCGGCGGCTTGCTCGATGCGGGCAACGGGATACTCTGGAAGGACGACAGGCAGGTTCAGGCGCTCGCGATACGATGGCACCAGACCGCGAAGGAGCGGCGGGTGCGCGTCATCGTCAGGCCGTACCTCGCCAGCTTGTGCATGGAGGTCGATGACGATGGCACCGAACAAGAGGACGCCTGAGAGGCGCGAGCGCATCCTTGAGCTGCTGCGCACGGGCAACTACATGCAGGTCGCAGCCGAGCTGGCCGGCATCAGCAAGGACACGCTCTACGAGTGGATCAAGGCTGACGCCGACTTCGCCGACGCTGTAAAAGAAGCGCAGGCCGCAGCCGAGGCGCTCCACATCAGCAACATCAGCCGGGCTGCCTTCGACGGCACCTGGCAGGCCTCTGCCTGGTGGCTGGAGCGCCGATTCCCTGACAGGTACGGTAGGCAGGACCGCAGGCCGGAAGGCAGCGAGAAGGTCGAGATAACGCTGCGGTTCGATGACGACGCATCTACTGATCAACCTGCCTAAGCTGCACGCGCGGCAGAGCGAGATCCTCGCTGACGAGACGCGCTACCGCGTCCTCTGCTGCGGCAGGCGCTGGGGCAAGACGCGCCTGGCTGCCGTCGCGGCGGCCTCGGCTGCGCTTCGAGGTGGACGCGTCTGGTGGCTGGCGCCGACCTACCAGACCAGCCTCATCGGCTTCCGACTCGTGAAGGGCATGGTGAGCGCCATACCAGGCGTCGAGTGCCGAGACGGCGACAGGTCGATCCGCCTGCTTGGTGGCAGTATCTGGTTCAAGTCGGCAGACAGCGGAGACGGTGGCCTACGCGGTGAAGGCCTCGACCTGGTGATCTTCGACGAGGCCGCATTCTGTCCTCGCGAGGCCTGGGAGCAGCAGATCCGTCCTGCGCTGGCCGACCGGAAGGGACGAGCCATCTTCATCAGCACGCCGAACCGAGAAGGCGACTGGTTCCATGAGGCCTTCATGCGCGGCCAGCTCGACGGCAGCGGATGGCGCTCGTGGCATCTGCCTTCTTGGTCTAATCCCTACCTCGATGCGGACGAGATCGACGAGGCGCGCCAGGGCCTGCCTAGCATCGTCTTCCGGCGCGAGTTCGGCGCCGAGTTCGTCAGCGCTGCCGGCGCTCGCCTGCGGCGCGAGTGGCTGCGGACCTCGAAGCCGTCAGACGACGAACTCCGAAAAAGTCGGATCTCGATGGGCGTGGACCTCGCGATCTCGACGAAGGACGGCGCCGACTACACCGCCTGCGTCGTCCTGGCCAAGCACGAGGACGGCAGGCTATGGATACTCGATGCCGCGCGCGACCGGCTACCCTTCGATCGCGTGCTGGCCTTCGTGCGCCAGATGGCAGACAAGTGGAAGCCTGCCGCCATCGCCATCGAACAGGTTCAGTACCAGGCCGCAGTCGTCCAAGAGCTGCTGCGCACGACGAACCTGCCTGTACGAGGCGTGCGACCGGACAAGGACAAGGTGACGCGCTTTCAGCCAGTAGAGGCGCGCATCGAGCAGGGGCTGGTGCAGATCGCGCCTGACCTGCCGCCGTGGTTCACGGCAGAGCTGCTGGCCTTTCCCCTGGGCGAGCATGACGACGCCTGCGACGCGCTGGCCTATGCCTATGCTGCTGGTGGCCGGTCGCTGGAATGGTCCTGATACAGGCCGGACGGTTCCTGCTGCGGCGCTGACAGGCTACGATGGCTCCATGCCTTCCTACTATTCGCGAGTCGTCGAGACGTTCCGCAAGGCCTTCCGGCTCGGGCCTGCCGTCGTGTCGCCGTATAACGACCAGCTGAACACCTACATCGAAGGAGGCTGGAGCGAAAGTTATGTTCCGAAGGAGAAGTGGCAGGAGCTGTCAGTCGCCGTCTACGCATGCACGAGGCTGCGCGCGCAGACGCTCGCCAGCGTCCCCATTCGCGTCTACCAGAAGGACGCAGCAGGCGAGAAGGTCGAGATCAAGGACGGGCCGCTCGTCGAGCTGCTGACCTACGTCAACGCACACTGGACGCCGAACCGCCTATGGCAGATGACCGAGGCCTCGATGTGCACCTGGGGCGAGTGCTTCTGGGTGCTGGAAGGAATGGGCAAGGATCTTCGCCAGAAGCCGTCCGAACTCTGGTGGGCGCGTGCCGACCGCATGCGCGTCGTGCCTGACCGCGATGGCTACATCAGCGGATACGAATACAGTGAAGGTAACTCGAAGCTGTTCTTCAAGCCGGAAGAAGTCATCTGGTTCCGCTACCCTAATCCGGGCAACGAGTTCAAGGGCATCAGCCCGCTGGAAGCTGCGCGCATGAGCGTAGAGACGAGCGTAGACGCGCTGAGCGCCAACCGCGCCATCTTCGCCAACGGGATGCAGCCAGGCGCCATCATCAGCCCGGCTGACCAGTCCATCAGCATGACTCGCGAGGAACGCGAGCTGCTGGAGTCGCAGCTTAGCCGCAGGCTGGCAGGCGCCGACCGCAGGCACCGCGTCATGGTGTTCTCGCACAAGATGGACTTGCAGACGCCGCAGCTGTCGCCGAAGGATGCGGAGTTCATGGCGCTGATGGGCTGGACGCTTAATGACGTCTGCCGCGTCTACCAGGTGCCACCGATGAAGGTGCAGGACTTTAGTCGCGCCACGTACTCGAACGCCGAGCAGGCCAACAAGGCCTTCTGGACGGACGCCATCCTGCCTGAGCTGGCCATGTTCGAGTCCGAGCTGACCGAGCAGTTGGCGCCTCTGTTCGGCGAAGGGATCAGCATTCAGTTCGACGTGAGCCAGGTGCAGAGCCTTCAGGAGGATCAGACTGAGATCACGGCGCAGATGCAGCAGCTGGCAGCGATGGGCGTGCCGCTGAACAAGCTGCTCCAAGTCTATCGTCCTGACCTGCTGCCGGAAGGTGACAGCGGCTATGCCTGGGGCGACCAGCCTATGGCCTTCCAGCTTCAAGGCCTGCCGATCATGATGCCGGCACCGCAGCAGGAGCAGGCGCCGCCGCCTATGCCTGCCGCCGACCAGACGAAGGCCTACGAGCCGTCGAGCGGGGTAGCCGAAGCCGGCGGCTTCCCTTTCCTGCCTACGGCTCTACCTGGCACAAGGCTGAACTAGCCAGCCGGGACAAGCAGACGCGGCCTTACGAGCGGCGGTTGGCGCGCATCGTCAACGACTGGATGGAGCGTCTGTCCGACGACATGCAGGCACGGTTGGCCAAGAAGGCCTTCGGAACCGAGCCGGACGACCTCGACCCGGAAGATCCGTTCGACCGTCCAACCTGGGCGATGCTGCTGGCAGAGGAGACTCGGCCTGTCCTGCGCGAGGCCTTCCAGGCTGCGGCCAACCTCGCGGCGCGCCAGCTCGGCGGCAGGGCACGCTTCAACATGCAGACGCCAGAGGTCGAGCGCTTCCTGCGCGAGCGGGAGCAGCGCTTCGTTGGCGAAGTCACCGAGGCACGCTGGCGTCGGCTGAAGCAGTCTCTGACAAGCTCGATGCAGGCAGGTGAGGGCATCGACCAGATGACAGGCCGCGTTATAGATAGCGGCGTCCTAGAAGAACTGAACGCGCAGATCGAGCAGGGCGTGCGCTTTTATCCTGCCAACCCGGAGGCCATCGCGCGCACGGAGGTCATCGGCGCCTATAACGGCGGCACGCTGGAATCGTTCAAGCAGTCAGGCATCGTTGCGCAGAAGATATGGCTGGCGACCATCGACGACCATACGCGCGACACGCACCTGGCGCTGCACGGCCAGACAGTGCCGGTAGATGGCGACTTCAGCAGCGACTCGGGAGCGAGCGGACCTGCTCCTGGGCAGATGGGCGATCCTGCCGAGGATATCAACTGCCGCTGCTCGATGCTGGCCGTCCTCGGGCCGAACTCGGCAGAGCCAGAGGCCATCGTTGGCAGCGACGCTGGAGCGCTCGAATGATCACCAACTTCCCGCAGGAAGGCGACGACAAGCCGGTTAGCCTGGCCAACAGCCAATGGCCGCTGTTCCCCGTCGGCGAGGCGCAGGCCTTGAAGGACGACTGGCCTGCCATCTGGGCGGAAGGTGGCAACGTGCGAGGCAACCAGCAGTTCGCGTTGCTGGCGCCGATGGCTAGCGAGCGGCGAGGACCTCGCACGCCTGCGGAAGAGGAAGCAGTCCGCCTGCGCGAAGCCTGGATCGCTCGGCATCGCGGTGACTTTCGCTTGCCGGGCATTGTCGCGCAAGTGAAGTGGCTGGCAGTATCAGAGAGAGGACTAGAGCATATGCGCAGCGTGATTGAAGAAGCCAAGGCAAGCCAGAATGAGAAACGGACCTTGGCGGCCTCGTTCGTCAGCAGGAAGGACGGCTACGAGGAAGAGGGCGCGGCGCAGCCTATCTACACCTTTCTCATCACCACGGGCGCCGTCGATAGGCAGAACGAGCAGGTGGACCCGGCTGGCTGGGACTTTACTGCCTACGCAAAGAATCCGGTGATTCTGGACAATCACCGCTATGAAAGCATCGAGGATATCCTTGGCCGAGCGCTGCTCCCTATCCGTCCGGTGAGCAACGGCTGGGAGGTCGATATCCTGCTCTCGTCTTGCGAGAATGGCCGCCATGCCGCCAGACTGATAGACGAAGGCATGCTCAATGCCGTGTCCGTAGGCTTCCGTTCGCTAGAAAGGGAACGCGAAGGCACGATGACAATCCACCGCCGTCAGGAACTACTGGAGATCAGCTTGGTCAGCATCCCTGCCAACCCCGAAGCAATCCGCATCCGTGCGGCCTTGCCGTTCAGCGATCTTCCCATCGCCGATCCGATGACCGCCTGGGACGGCTCGATGGCTCGCCAGCGCGTGCAGGCCTTCGCAGGCGCCGAGGGCAGCGACTTCTCGAAGATGGACTGGAGCAAGTACGCCGATGCCTTCCTCTGGGTGAACCCGGACGCGAAGGAGCAGGACGGCGGATACAAGCTCATCATCGCTGACGTGATCGATGGCGAGCTTCAGGCCGTGCCGCGTGCCATCTACGCAGCTGCGGCGGCTCTCGCTGGTGCGCGCTTCGGCGTTGACCTGCCAGAGGCCGACCGCGCTGGCGTGGCCGAGCTGCTTGGCCAGTGGTATGACAGGATAGAGAAGCCGCTGCCGCCTTCCGTCGAGCAGCAGCAGGGCATGATGGCTGACGAGATGCAGCAGGAAGCCGCCTGCAAGCCGCAGGACCAGATGAAGGCCGGTCGCGTCCTCTCTCGTGCGAACGCTGACCTGGTGCGCCAGATCCGCGAGAATGCAACGCAGATGGTCGAAGCGCTCGACATGCTGCTGTCGCAACTGCCCGGTGAGGCTGACGTTGTTCCGAATCCTGACTATCCGCCTGAAGCAGAGGCTGATAGCTTGAAAGCAGCCGACGAGGCTGGCGTAGTGGCGAAGATGGCAGAGATCGCGGCACAGCTGGCCGCCTTGACGGTCTAAGGAGGCCGACTACACATGTCCGACATGATGAAAGCTCTGGATGGAATCCAGAACGGGATCAACGCGATGGGCGCGCGCATCGACTCGATCGAGAAGGCGCAGAACCTCGCGACCGAGCAGACCAGCCGCCGGCTCCCCGTGGCCGATGCTGGCACCGCTGGCTCGAAGTTCGCAGGCCTGTCCGGCTCTGACGTGGCCTTCCTGCATGACCTCGTGGCCTCTGGCGCCGCGCTCGGCCTCCGTCCTTCCGAGGAGCTGGTGAACGCTTCCAAGGCTCTCAACCGTCCGAGCATCATTATGCCTGCGGCGAAGCACGGCAACTTCCGTCCATGGACGAAGGCCACGCTGAACGAGGGCGCGTCGGGCTACGGCCAGCAGCTCGTCCCCGTGCAGTACGTCAGCGAGCTTTGGGACGCGGCGCGCGAGCGGTCGAAGATCTTCGGCCAAATCCGCAGCTTCGAGATGACCGCGCCTTCGGCATACCTGCCGGTCGCAGCCGATCTGCCGGAACCCGCGCTCGTCAGCGAGAACACCACCGCTAACAGCTTCCGCAGCGAGACTGCCCGCGCTGGCTCGAACAACGTGGCTGTCACCGCGAAGACGATGCTGTTCAACCAGGTCTTCACAGAGGAGCTGGAGGAGGATTCGCTGATCCCCTTCGTGCCATTCCTGCGCCAGATGCTGGCCGATGCCGTCGCGTTCTACTCGGATGCTGTCATCCTGAACGGCGATACCACCAACGCAGCCACCGGCAACATCAACAGCGACGACGCCGATCCGGCTGATACCAAGTATTACCTGGCCTTCGACGGCCTGCGTCACGTTGGCCTCGTGGACAACACCGCCAACGGTTCGGACTGCGGTGGCGCGCTTACGCTCGCCAAGCTGGCCGCGCTGAAGGGGCTGATGGTCGATAAGACCTATCTCATCGACTGGGGCCATCCTGCCAACGCCGAAGACCTGATCTTCGTCGCTGACCCCGGAACCGCCGACGCGATCGGCCTGCTTGACCAGGCCGTGACCGTGGACAAGTTCGGTCCGCAGGCTGGCGTCAAGATGGGCCAGATCGCCAACATCCTCGGAAACCCTGTCATCGCGACGATGGCGATGGGCCTGACCGAGGCTGACGGCAAGATCAGCGATACCGCTGCCAACAACACGAAGGGTCAGGTTGTCTTGTTCAACCGCGCCGCCTTCGCAGTCGGCATCCGCAAGCAGATCAGCTTCGACCTGGTGCGCGATCCTCGGATGGGCCAGATCAGCCTCGTCTCGCGGTTCCGTCTCGGCTTCGGTCGGTACGCACC